TTTGCTGATACTTTAGCGGAAGTGCGGCAGCAAACACCCCTAACGCAAGAGATAGCACGGGATGTTATTGGGGATCTTTGGCGCAAAGAGACAGGCCGGGATGTAACCAACTTAGGTATTCAAATGGCTGAAGGTCATGTGGATGCAATGGCTAAACTGAAGAGCCTGATTGAGCGCACCTCAGAAGACTACCTTCCCGACGATTTTGGTGAGCCGACAACAGATGATCTGTATGAACTACTCGCTCAAACAAGTGATGATTCACGTTGGAAATTTAACATCAACCAACTTTCTAGGAATGTATACGGTCTAGGCCCTAGTGAGTTTATGATTATATTCGCCCGACCTGAGACAGGTAAGAGCGCCCTAGCTGTTAGCTTATGTTCTGCCCCAGATGGTTTCTGCCAACAGGGTGCGAAGGTACTATACATTGGTAACGAGGAAGCAACCCGGCGCACGAAGCTACGGGCGATACAGTCATTCACAGGAATGACCACAACAGACATACAAGCTAACCCTGACTTAGCTTCAAGTCGTTACCTAGCAATTCGTGATCGTCTAATTATGAAGGATGCCCAGGAATGGGATATGACTATGTTGGATGGGTATGTCGCCCGTATCAAGCCAGATATCCTCGTCGTGGATCAACTTGATAAAGTCAACATATCTGGTCAGTTTGGGGGCACACACGAAAAGCTTCGTGAAATATACCGACAAGCTAGAGAATTAGCTAAACGGCATGAGTGCGGTATCATCGCTGTATCCCAGGCAAGTGCGGAAGCAGAGGGCCGTGTACGCCTAGACTTCTCCATGATGGAGAACAGTCGTACTGGTAAGGCCGCTGAAGCAGATTTAATATGTGGTGTGGGTAAATCATCTGGAGAAGATGATGATGGCCCTGATCCCACTAGGTTCCTACAAATATCCAAAAACAAATTATCAGGTTGGCATGGTCAAATCATCTGCAATCTACAGGCCGAAATAACAAGGTATGTAGACTGATGGGTAAACGGTCTAACTTTGAACGTAAGCCCCGTGACTACTATAGAACGCCTATAGAAGCCGCAGAACCTATCAGACCCTTCGTGCAAGATATTCAAACGTACTGTGAACCCTGTGCGGGGGACGGGGCATTGATCCTTTGTTTGCGGTCTATGGGCATGAACTGTGTAAGTGCATACGATCTGGAGCCGCAGAGGCTTGGGATAGTACCGCTTGATGCCCTACATCTACAGGAACATCACCTAAAGAATGCGGATGTGATAGTGACCAACCCGCCCTGGGAAAGATCTATCCTACACCCCATGATAGAAACCTTCTCCAACCTTAGACCTACTTGGCTGCTATTTGATGCGGATTGGATTCATACAAAGCAATCCATGCCGTTCCTGCCTAGGTTACGCAAAATAGTGAGTATTGGTCGGGTGAAGTGGTTCGATAACACCACAGGAAAAGACAACGCATGTTGGTATTTATTTGACCGCCATGACGAAAGTTATAACACCAAATTTTACGGGAGAACATAATGTTATACCCCCATTGTACAGTACAGGATGTAAAAGACGTAATTCAAAAAATACAAGCTTTCATGCCCTATGATAGTAGCTACAACAGAACTTCCGTTAAGACGTTACATAAGTACGAAACTCTTTTAGAGTTTTTAGAGGCTGATAGTGAAAACATCTATTTTATGGGTGACGTGGTAGTAATCGATAACAAGTATTACGCCTCACTGGTCAAGAAAAAATGGAAACACATGAATAAGAGGAAGTGGTATCCCTACGGCAACCCTGTAGATCTTCTACATAAATTGCGGGGGTCAGCGGATGCTCAATGAAACAGACCTCAAAGAATTCTATGAAATGCTTGAGAAGAACAAAGCAGAGTATGAGAAAACAAAAGCCCCTGAGATTAAAATTCTATTGGATGAACAGTTTTCTTTAATCCAGCGTTTGATATCCGTTCAATCAAAGATTGTATCTAAGCTAGCGGGGTTCAACATATGACTAAAACCCTCGTATTAGATCTGGAAACCACCGTCCAACGATTCGATGGCAAGATAGACAACAGTCCCTTCAATTGCGCAAATAAATGCGTATCCGCACACTTTGGCTGGCTAGGCTGGGATACGGTAGATGAAGTAACTAATCTTGTTTTCTATCATAATGAAAAGGATGTGCCAGACAGCCCTGAACCTTTGCGAGAAGCTTTGCAAGAAGCTGACGTGCTAGTGGCACACAATGCTAAATTCGATGTCCTGTGGCTAAAGGCTATGGGCATGCCAATCCCACCTACAATCCGCTGCACAATGATAAATGAATACATCCTGGCTAAAGGTCAGCGTCAGCAATTGTCGCTTAAAGCTACAGCACAAAGAAGAGGTGGCTGGGGATGATTGAGCAAAAGAAAAGTGAACTAGTCGATGACCTGTTTAAGTCGGGTGTCGGTTTTGAAGCCATGCCTCTGCACGATGTAGTTATACCCTATGCCGAGGCTGATGTTAGATCATGTGCTGGGGTGTACCTATCTCAGATGGATGCTTTCGAGGCAGATGAAAATAAATCTTTAAAACCTATTATCGTCCTGATGAATGAAATGCTTGAATTCTTAGTCGAGTGTGAAACCAATGGGGTAAAGATAGATTTAGAAGAACTTTCCTCTATCGGTGAGCAGTTCCAAAAGGAGCATGACGAACTGAGCAAGCGTCTGGAAGAGATCGTAGAAATTGTAATGGGGGATACCCCAATCAATTTAAATTCAGGAGCAGATGTATCTAAACTTATATATAGTAGAGAAGTAGTTAACAGGGACTACCACATACAGACCTTCCGCATTGGTACAAACGCTGAAGGTAGACCCCTTCCCCCACCTCGTATGAATAAAGCAGAGTTTAATACTGCGGTGCGTTCAAACACTAAAGTAATCCAGAAAACTTCTGTTGTTTGCTGTCCAGAGTGTGATGGTCGAGGGCTGGTGCAGAAGTACAAGCAGAAAACTAGGACAAAGAATAAGGTCACCTATAAAGTTCCCGGTGACCCATATAAAAACTTGTCTAAGTGTCCGTCATGTGTGGGTGTCGGTGCTTTCTATAATCCTACAGGTAAGGTGGCGGGGCTAAAGATAAGTCCTCTTGGGCCTCAATATGCTTCCGTGAATGGTTTTAAGACTGACAAAGGTACAATAAAGCTTCTGATCTCTCATGCTAGAAGTAAGAACAATGACCTAGCGGTAGAGTTCCTTACGAAGATTAGTAGGCTTTCGGCAGTGTCTACCTACTTAACTAGCTTCGTCAAAGGCATCGAAACATGGACCCGTCCTAACGGATTAATACACACGAACTTTAACCAGTGCATAACCGCAACCGGGCGTCTTAGTTCTTCCAATATTAACCTACAAAATATGCCGAAAAGAGGCTTCCCTGTTCGTAAAGCTATGGTGTCTAGATTTGACTACAAAATAGTTGAATTTGATTACTCCGGTTTGGAATTTCGTGTTGCGGGAGAAGTATCTAGAGATCCCCAGATTATTGAGGATATTCTGAATGGTAAGGACATCCACAAGCAGACAGCTTCTATCATTCATAGGATACCTGCCGAAGAAGTGACCAAAGAAACTCGTGCTCAAATAAAATTTCATACGTTTGCTCCTTTGTATGGTTCGCAAGGGTCAGGTCTAGCGGAACATGAGAAGAAATATTACGACGAATTCTTTGTGATCTACAAAGGTCTAAAATCTTACCAGCAACGTCTTATGGACGGGGTGGTTAAGAACGGCATAGTCCAGACGCCTAGTGGCAGACAGTATTACTGGCCTAATGCTCGTAGGCTAAAGAATGGTCGTGTCACGAATGCTACTCAGGTAGTCAACTATCCGATCCAAGGATTTGCCACAGGGGACATAGTACCTCTGGCCTGTATCCGTGCTTTAAGGCTGTTTAAGAAGCACAACCTGAAGTCGAAACTCATTTTAACGGTACACGACTCAATTGTAGTGGATTGCCACCCAGATGAATTGACGCAGGTAAAAAAAGTTTTAGTAGAAGCTATGGCAAATGTGGGCGAAGAATTAGAGCAACGCTTTGATTATAAACCTGTATTACCCCTAGATGTAGAAATGACAGTAGGGGCTAACTGGCTTGACCAGGAAGAGATTCCACTTGATTAGTGGTGCTTAACTGTGGTACATTATAAACTCAATAATAAAGGAGACACCAATGGGTGACCTAACAACAGTACAGGCAGCAGACCTCGCAACAATGGCAAAAGAACTTGGCGCATCAGGCGTAGAAAATTCAAAAGTCCTTATGGATGAACTAAAAATTAACTACGAGGATGAAGATGACAGTGGAACCCGTTTAGATATGGGCCATGTGTTCGTTAAAGGCAGCGATAAAAATTACTTTTACGCAAAATCTTTTACATTTCGTCCTTTAAGCCAGATGCATCAGTATACTTTGTATGATGCTCAAGAAAAGAAGATGGCATGCAAAAGCCGTTTACTCACAGATTTTTTCGAGGAAGCACGGGATACGAAAGGTACACTACGTTGCGGAAAACCTAGTTCCAAAGAGATGCGGGACATGACTGACGAACAGAGAAAAAAGTATTCAGGTGTAAAAAATGAAAGGCAGCTACGGGGCCTTGTGTCTTATACGGGGGTGTCTTCTTCTGGTGAAGAAAAGACTTATGAAAATCATCCTGTATTGATGCGCCTAAAGGGTCAGAATAATTATCGCCTGGATGAAAAGAACAGGATATATTCTCCTTTTGAGACACAGTTTTTAAAACAGATTCCCCGTGGATCTAGTATGTGGAATTTTGCCATTGGTGTGGAAACGCACCGTAGGAAAAGTGCTTCAACGGGCAAGGCTTACTATACTTTTGAGTACTCTCCTGATTTCGGTTCACCTCTGCCAATCGACAAAGACATCTTCGATACACTTACAATGATTAAGCAGATCATAGATGATGAAAATGCTTACGTTGATGGTCAGTACTACAAAGCAATTAAAGGTGATGTCTACGAAGCAGAAGCCTCGCAAGTCCTAGACCAGATGCATGAAAGCCTGGACGCTGACTATGAGGATGTAGCTTAATGCTACAAGAACTCATTCACATGACGATGGATCGTATGTCTAACGACGAATATGACGATCTGGTTGTTAAAGATGAATGGATTGATGCGGTTGGTGAAAATATCAAACGGGAACTAAAGAAAAGCCTCACCCCTAGAGAAAAGAATTTCCGAATTCGTGGGTCAAATGTTGGTAGACCAGCGTGTGTCCTACAAATGCAGAAGTCTGGGGCTGAACCTTCTAGAAAGCCTTACCATTTTGTAATGCAGATGCTGCATGGGTACATGATCGAAGAGATTATGACACTCATACTTAAAGTAGCAGATGCCAATATTACAGGTGGTAAAGCCAAGGTTTCTTTAGATCTTGAGGGTGTGACTATTAAGGGTGAGGACGATGTTCAAATCGATGGTAAAGAATTTGATGTGAAGTCGTGTTCCCCCTGGGCCTTTGCTAATAAGTGGAGCGAAGGATATCGTGGCTTACGCAAGTCCGATAACTTTGGTTACGTTGGTCAACTCATGGCCTACTCAGAAGCGCAGAGCATACCTGTTGGCGGTTGGATTGTAGTAAACAAATCTAATGGCGAAGTTATGGTTGTAGATGCAGACAACAGCCCCTCAGAACGTAAGATCGTTTTAGATAAGCTGAAGTCTACGGTACGAACTTTAGACAGTGATGCCCCGTTCAAGCGTTGTTTTGATCCCATTGAGGATAGCTATAAGAGAACTCCCACAGGACGTAAGTATCTCAGTAAAGATAACTGCGGCATGTGTGACTTCAAAACTTCTTGCTACCCCGGTGTTCAGTACAAGGCGCAGCCTGAGAGTACGGCAGTCAATCCACCATTCAAATGGTACGTCAGCGAGGACTAATGCCTATCAAACCATCGTCTGCAAAGGCGAAGGGGAGAAAGCACCAACAGTGGGTTAGAGATCAAATCCTGGTAAGGTTCCCTAAGTTAGAACCTGATGATGTCCGTTCCACTGGAATGGGGCAAAACGGAGAGGATATTCAGTTATCCCCTGCCGCCAGGAGACTCTTTCCCTACTCCGTAGAATGCAAGAGCAACAAAAGCTTCGCAATCTACAAAGTGATGGAGCAAGCGGAAGCCAATTGCCCCAAAGGTGCTGAACCCCTCGCAGTCATAAAAGCTGACAGACAAACCCCTTTGGTTGTCTTGGATGCTTCTCACTTTTTCGATTTGCTACAAAGGATTAAAAAATGAATGCAGAAGATTTAGAAATGAACACCGTGGCCTTGGTACTGTCCCTTGACGAAAAGGGAAATACCATCGTTTCCAGCCTATCAAACTTTGATGATGATCTTGATGAAGAGACTGAAGCTTACATGCTCTTCTTACTTCGTGGTTTATCTATGATGGCGGCTACGGCCTCTCCTACAATGGCTGTTTTCGGAAGCGCCTTATTCGATGTTGAGGAATTTGATTCACAACAAGGTATGTTTGAACCTGCGGATGAACTTATCGATAGGATGAATGATACCAAGGTAGTCCCCATCAACGGTAAGAAAAGACCTAATTGATGGATGCCGTTAATAGCCCCCCGCATTACAACCAATCTGGTATCGAATGTATTGATGCCATCAAGGCTGCTTTAGGCCCTAAAGG